ATATGGTTTGGACTTACTTGGAGTTTAGAGTTGTACCAGCAGACTAACGCTCGGCTGTGGCGGCAAGGTCAGAAAGAAACGGTTGTTATTCACCATATTATCACCGAAGGCACGATCGATGAGCAAGTGATGGAAGCCTTAAAGCGCAAAGATGGAACTCAAGCAGCACTGATTGAGGCAGTAAGGGTGAATTTGAGGGGGGATGGCAGCGATGGATCTGCAGAGGAATTATGAGGATTTGGCTAATGCCATTATCTTACGGGCCGCAAAGGATTACCGTGAGGCGTTGGAAAAACCGGGAAGCCTTGATGCCTCATTCTTGAAAAAAGAAGTTGAGCGTTTCTTTCTCTCGCGGTGGTTTAGTGAATTGACTAAGGCCGATCCCAAGAAGATCTTGGAATACATTAAATCGGGGGTGGGGGCGTGACACCCAAGCAGTATTTAGAGCAAGCTCGCTTTATAGACAAGGAGATTAGCTGTAAACTTAGGCAGCTTGGGATACTCCGTAGTTACGTGACTACAATGACTTCTAGATGTGACGGAATGCCTAGAGGTGAAACTCGGTACACCGCTGGAATTAGTACAACCGTGGCGAGAATTGTTGATCTTGAGAGGGAAATAGATGAAGCCATAGATGGCCTAATAACCCTCAAACGGGATATACTGAGGGCGATTGATGCCATCGAAAAGCCGGAACTTCGTCTGGTTTTAGGGGAGAGGTATCTCCACCTCAAACCGTGGCGAGAGATAGCGGAGCTTTTAGACTGCGATATACGTACAGCCCACCGTTATCACAGTGCGGCTTTGAAAGAATTTAAAATAATTTCGTGAATGCCGCCAAATGACACCAAATGTCGCTAACTACCACCTAGACCGGCTCTTGACAATGTGGTATGCTAAAATAGGGAGCAATTATACAAGCCTTCACAGGGAAACCTGCGAGGGCTTTTTTACGAACTTAGCTGTCTAGCGATGATTATACATCCGGTTCAGCCATAGATTCAACCAATGAGGCAGGATAAAAAGGAAGTTTGTGGAACTAAAGGGGCAAAGGGGGTTTTAGCAATGAAACGAAGGGTGTTAATTCTTTTCCTAAGTGCTGTCCTTTTGTCCGGGTGTGCTGGAGGCGGTAGATTAGATTCCTACTACAATTTTTCGGGGCGAGTTTACGAGAAAGGGACAACTCATCCAATTAGCGGAATTTTGGTTAAAGTCCAGCCAGGGGAGCTCGTGGNTACTACGGGTCCCACTGGTGGATATATGGTTNAATACGCCCGGGGGAGTCAAGTGGTAACTCCTTTGTCAGCTGGTTGGATCTACGAACCGAGAAGCCACGTTGTTGATAGAGAACGTCACGATCTTGATTTTTTCGCTACTCGTAGTGCTCGCACCCCAGTGTATGAAGATGAAAACTTTGAGATGTTATTTGTTGGATGTGAGCCAGCCAGTCCGGAGCTTTCGGTCTCAGGGGTTTTGGTGTTCGAGATTATCAATAGGACCAGCTTGACACTTTCGCTCTATCGACCGGTGTTCGCTCTTGACGGCGTATCCTTGAATACGGCTGTGTTCATGGAGGATGCTGCCCCGGGCAGCCTGAGCCGTGTTAGGCTAGCCGTGTTTGGATCATTACATACAATGACCCCAACGCGTATAACGGGTTCCGTGGATGTGGTTGATCGCGACTCGACTGGTGATATTTTGGCGCAAGTACGTTTCATTGATGTCCCGGTGATAAGGGACTAGCGATCGTGCGTTTTGGCTCAAACAGATGAGGGATTATTGCACGGTTTGGATATAGACTCGTTGCTCTAAAGCCTTCACAGGGAAACCTGCGGGGGCTTTTCTTATGCCCAAAAGGAGGTGGCCAAATGCCTTGGAAACCAAAGCGGCCCTGTTCTTACCCCGGCTGTCCCGAGCTTGTTGAGGGACGATTTTGTGAAAAACACAGAAAAAAGGAACAAAGACGCTACAACAAATACGAGCGTGACCCACTATCAGGTAAACGCTACGGCCGAAGATGGAGGAAGATCAGGAACAGGTATATCTGCGCCAACCCTTTATGCGAACAATGCTTGAAACATGATGTTATGACCGCTGCCGAAGAGGTACACCACATCAAGCCTCTGGCTCAAGGCGGCACTCATGCTGAGGAGAATCTCATGTCACTTTGTAAACCCTGCCACTCTCGGATCACCGCTTTGGAAGGCGGACGCTGGGGGTAGGGGGGTACAAATCTCAGGGGGATTGGCGGCGGAGAGCGGGCGGGGGGTCACGNGCACAAAAACTNCAGTTCAAACAGGGGATTAAACCCCAGCTAGAAGNTGTNTGAGAAAAATCTTATATCAGGGGGTGAAATGCCATGGCTAGAGACGGGACTTACAGACGGGGGGAGGAGNCCAAGAGCGGGGGAGAGGCCAGCACCTCTCGCTGAAAAAATAGCTAAAGGTAAACCGGCCCAAGTCCTTGAGGTTCCAGATTTCTTACCAGAAACAGATCTGCAAGCGGATGATCTGGAAGGTGCCGCAGAGTTGACGGGTGAGGATATCCCCGAGCCAAGTGCCTATCTAAGCGCCCGCCAAAGAGATGGTTCACCTCTTGGAGCTGATGAGCTTTTTCGGGAAACTTGGCGCTGGCTTAAGGCAAGGGGTTGCGAGCAGTTTGTGAATCCTAGGTTAGTAGAGGCGTATGCTCAGTCTTTCGCCCGCTACATTCAGTGCGAGGAAGCAATCAGCACATACGGTTTTCTCGGTAAGCACCCCACAACTGGTGGGGCAATTGCCAGTCCGTTTGTGCAAATGAGCCAGTCATTTCAAAAACAGGCCAATCTCATCTGGTATGAAATTTTTGACATAGTAAAGCAAAACTGCACCACAGCATACATTGGCAATCCGCAAGACGACATTATGGAAGCCTTGTTATCAGGTAGAAAGGGAAGGTAATTACATGGGTAAAAGGATCTTAACTNCGGAAAGTGTTTGTATGGGTCATCCCGACAAACTCTGTGATCTAATAGCCGATAGTGTCCTGGATGCCTGTCTAAGAAAAGATATGGCATCTCGTGTTGCGTGTGAAGTACTGGCAACTAAGGGAAGAATAATCGTGGCGGGCGAGATCACCTGTAGCGATAAAATCGACATTAAGTCTGTGGTAAGGCAAGTGCTGCGTAGCGTTGGCTATGATCCTATGTGCTATAAGGTGTCCATTTTTACCCAGCAACAAAGCAAGGATATTTCCGACGGGGTCGATTNTGCACTTGAACGAAGAAGTGGTATCAGTGATCCGTATTCTTCCATGGGCGCAGGTGACCAGGGTACTATGTATGGCTATGCCACCAGTGAAACTTTAGAAAAGCTTCCCTTGCCGCTTGTTCTCTCGCATCGTATTGTAAGGCGTATCGACCAATGTCGAAAGGGCAGACTTATCAAAGGTATTCTCCCTGATGGCAAGGCCCAGGTTACGGTTGAGTATAATGGCAATAAGCCACTTAGGGTTAAGACAATTGTGGTTTCTGTTCACCATACGCCGGATAAGACGCAAAGCCAGCTGCGGGATGAGATTATCACTAAAGTCATTTGGCCATGCTTTGAAGATTTCCCCATAGATGATGATACCGAGATTTTTGTTAACCCCTCTGGCAGATTTGTGCAAGGTGGTCCAGATGCAGATACAGGATTGACCGGTAGGAAAATCATGGTTGATACTTATGGAGGACTTGCTCTGCATGGGGGTGGAGCCTTGTCTGGCAAAGATCCAACCAAAGTAGACCGAAGTGGTGCTTACATGGCTAGATATATAGCAAAAAACATTGTTGCGAGCGGTCTTGCAGAAAGTTGCGAGGTCGCTCTTTCTTATGCAATTGGTAAGGCAAATCCAGTGGCGGTCACTGTGCGCTCTTTCGGCACATCAGGTCTTACCGATGAAGAACTTGGTGAAATTGTACTAAAGCTTTTCGATCTCCGACCTGCTGCCATTATCGAGAAGTTGATGCTTTATAAGCCTATTTATGCAGATACATCTGTTTACGGACATTTTAATTCATGCCTTTTTCCCTGGGAATATGTTGATATGTACGATGAGCTAAGGAGGGAGGCGGATAGGTATGGTAATAGAGAAGATTCCAATTGAGAAGCTGATTCCCGCTGATTACAATCCACGTAAGGATTTGAAGCCTGGTGATGCTGAATATGAGAAGCTAAAACGCTCCATTAAAGAGTTCGGTTATGTCGAGCCTATCATCTGGAATAAAACAACTGGTAATGTCGTCGGAGGTCACCAGAGGCTAAAGGTACTGTTGGCTGATGGTGTGAAGGAAATAGACTGCGTCGTTGTCGAGTTTGACTCTGAAAAGGAAAAGGCGCTAAACATTGCCCTTAATAAAGTTTCGGGTGAATGGGATAGGGACAAACTGACCGCGCTCATTTCCGATCTACAAGCAGAAGATTTTGATGTAACTATTACTGGTTTTGACCTTGCCGAAATAGATGAGTTGTTCAAAGATATACTCCAAGACGGTGTTAAGGATGATGACTTTGATGTGGATAATGAGTTGCAGAAACCAGCTATCACAAAATTAGGTGATTTGTGGCTCCTCGGCAAACATCGTCTTGTGTGCGGTGATTCCACAATTTCCGACACCTATGATCTTCTCATGGATGGCAATATGGCGAACTTGGTGGTTACTGACCCTCCCTACAATGTTAACTATGAGGGGGCTGCGGGGAAAATCAAAAACGACAATATGGATGCGGACAAGTTCTACCAGTTCCTTCTTGATGCCTTTACCCTTACTGAGAGGGTCATGGCCAAAGATGCAAGCATCTACGTTTTCCATGCTGATACTGAGGGATTGAACTTCCGCAAGGCATTCTCTGACGCGGGATTTTACCTCTCTGGTACTTGCATCTGGAAAAAGCAATCGCTTGTCCTAGGGCGCTCTCCCTATCAGTGGCAGCATGAACCTATCCTTTTTGGTTGGAAAAAGAAGGGCAAACATGCCTGGTATTCAGATCGAAAGCAGTCCACGATTTGGGAGTTTGATAAACCTAAGAAAAACAGCGCCCATCCGACAATGAAACCGGTGCCGCTCGTTGCGTATCCAATCCTAAACTCAAGCCTAACTGGCTGCATTGTACTTGATCCCTTTGGCGGCTCTGGCAGTACTTTAATTGCTTGTGAGCAAACAGACCGGGTTTGTTATACAGTCGAGCTGGACGAGAAGTTCTGTGATGTGATCGTGAAGAGATACATTGAACAGGTCGGAGATGACAGCAACGTCTATCTCGTTCGTGGAGGGGCGAAAATCCCATATGAAGATGTGCAAAAATACTGCGCCAGTCAATGAAATAACTACTTGCTATTTCACAGCTTCTGAGTGATATATGTTACTACCACACAAGAAAGGTAGGTAACAGAAATGGAGATGAGGTTTAATGTCACTGGCGAAGAAAGGAAAAGGCTGGTTAGTGCAATTAGTGAAATAGTGGATTTGCCTGCCAATTACCTTGGCACGCCAACCTTTGCCTATGAAATCGGTGAGTTTACAGTTGATCGGGAAGGAACTCTTTTTGCAGGCAGTAGTTTGGATCTTGAGTTAATGGATAACCTCAAAGCGGAACTGGCTGAGCGGGGTTTCGAGGAAGAGGATTCCGACAGGTTAGTTATTGAAATACCCATTGACGGGTTTACCGATAAAGCTCTAGATAATCTTAACAAACTGATCGCCAGCAAAGCCAGCCTTATAAAAAAGGCTACTAGGGGCAAAAGAACTCTCCATCATCAGAACTGATACCACCCTCAAGTTCCCTTGGTTCCGGTTAACTAGTAGGGATGAAACAGAAGCATTCACTCTTTTCGTGGAGGCACTCTGTAAGACAGCCAAGCAACGGAAGCGCATCACTGCTAAAGAAAGACCGGTCGAAAATGAGAAATTCACCTTTAGGGTGTTCCTTATCCAGCTTGGCTTTGTGGGAGATGAGTATAAAGCTGCTCGTAAGATTCTATTAAAGAACCTGCCGGGAAACAGTGCTTTTAGAGATGGAGCACCCAAAGAGGTCGAGACTAATGGATAGATTACCGTCGAAAACGGCTGTAGAACGTCTGCGAGCCAGATTCCCCAAAGGAACTAGAGTGGAGCTTATCAAAATGGATGATCCCTACACTAGATTGAGACCGGGGGATCTAGGAACGGTGGACTTTGTGGACGATACAGGAACAATATTCTGTACTTGGGACTCAGGGTCAAGCCTTGGGGTGGTTTACGGTGAAGATAGAGTACGAAAGTTGTAGGAGGGCCAGCGGTGCGGGACAAAATTAAGAAATTAAAAGTTGGCTCCACTGTTCAGTTTGTTTCGGAAGATAGGGTCTTGACTGGTCAGGTAGTTGCCATCGTTGAGGACTTGTACGGCATCAAGGTGAAAGGTATAGACGGTCATTTTTGGCGAGATAGAGACGCCCTGGCTTCGCTAGAGAAAGAATCACATTAATCACAGTAACTACTTGCTATTTGGCCCGATCTGAGTGATATATGTATATGACAAAAACACCAGAGAGGGGCAAGAATAATGACTTTGAATAAAGGAAGCAGAATAAGAGCTGCTTCTAACGGGAGGATTTATGAGGTAGCGGGTTTTTGGAGAGACGATTACGTTTTTGCGCCCACAGGCGAAGAAGAACAATGTCTTATCTACACACCTGCAGAGGTTGAGGAGCTACTAGTGGAGGGAGAGTTTGAGGTGATCTGATGGATAAAAACACTGTCAAAGAGCAGATTTTAGCCATAAGAGATAGCGGGGTTACAAACATGTTCGACATTGCAAGGGTTGTTTTGGAGGCGGAAAACCGAGGGTTTTGGGAGTTGGTCCGATACCTTGAGCAGTGCAAAAAGGAATATTGGGACTTCATATTAACCGGCGAGATGAAATAGCCGCAAAAACAAAACAGAAGAGCTTCTACGGAGGCTCTTTTCTTATACGCATTTTCAGGAGGTGGCACTTTGCGAAAACTGAAGAACTACAAGCCAACCAGATTCATGGCAGAGGATTCAGTCTATAACAAGGTTGCTGCTGACTATGCTGTGGCCTTTATTGAAGCCCTTTCTCACACAAAGGGCGTGTGGGCCGGAAAACCGTTTGAGCTTATAGATTGGCAGGAACAGATTGTTCGAGATCTATTTGGTATCCTAAAGCCAAATGGCTATCGCCAGTTTAATACCGCCTATGTTGAAATTCCTAAAAAGATGGGTAAGAGCGAATTAGCTGCTGCGATTGCTTTGCTACTAACCTGCGGAGACGGCGAGGAACGGGCAGAAGTATATGGTTGCGCTGCAGATCGCCAGCAAGCCAGCATTGTCTTTGAAGTAGCAGCCGACATGGTCAGAATGTGCCCTGCACTTGCTAAACGGGTAAAGCTACTCGCTTCCAGTAAGCGTTTAATCTACTTGCCTACCAACAGTTTTTATCAAGTACTATCAGCCGAAGCCTACTCAAAACATGGCTTTAACGTTCATGGCGTGGTTTTCGATGAACTTCATACCCAGCCCAATCGTAAGTTGTTTGATGTTATGACCAAAGGTTCTGGTGATGCTAGAGCTCAACCATTGTTTTTCTGATTACTACAGCCGGCACAGACACTCAGAGCATTTGCTATGAGACGCACCAAGAAAGCTGTAGACATCATGGAAGGCCGCAAGCACGACCCTACATTCTATCCCGTTATTTATGGGGCCAAAGAAGATGAAGATTGGACTGATCCTGAAGTTTGGAAAAAGGCTAATCCAAGCCTTGGTATAACCGTCAGCATCGATAAGGTGAGAGCAGCATGTGAAAGTGCTAAACAAAACCCGGCTGAGGAGAACAGCTTTCGGCAACTTAGACTTAACCAATGGGTGAAGCAATCTNTACGTTGGATGCCTATGGCAAAATGGGATGCCTGTGCTTTTTTGGTTGATCCTAAACGTCTAGAGGGGAGAANCTGTTATGGAGGACTCGATCTTTCCTCGACTACGGATCTTACCGCATTTGTTCTGGTGTTCCCCCCAGAAGATGAGGATGATAAGTATAGCGTATTGCCATATTTTTGGATGCCCGAGGCCAACATTGATCTGCGTGTCAGGAGAGATCACGTCCAGTATGATCTCTGGAAGAAGCAAGGATATCTGTTCACTACTGAGGGCAATGTGGTGCATTATGGCTTCATCGAAAAGTTTATAGAAGATTTGGGGACTAGGTTTAACATACAAGAAATCGCCTTTGACCGGTGGGGTGCTGTGCAAATGGTGCAAAATCTTGAGGGCATGGGCTTTACAGTAGTCCCTTTCGGGCAGGGTTACAAGGATATGTCCCCGCCAACCAAGGAACTTATGAAGCTAACTTTGGAGGAGAAGATTGCCCATGGAGGGCATCCAGTTCTCCGCTGGATGATGGACAATATCTTCGTCAGAACTGATCCAGCTGGCAATATTAAGCCAGATAA